CTTGGGACGGGGAGCGGCTTTTTATTAAGCTCTAAACCTCACTATTTCATAATGGTGGGGTTCTGCCCGCAATATAAAAAAGTGAACGTAAAATAAAGGAGGTCTTTTTATGATTTTGTGTTTTGAATTATCAATGCCGTACGCGGCAAGCTGGAATGGTAAATGGTCCGGAGCGGATCAGGGACACTACATTTTCAAAACGTCCCAGGCAGCCTCTATGCAGAAGCTGTTTGCCAAACTCGACGGAGGCTCCTGGGCTTATCGTTGGGACGATGGTTGGTGTGCCGTGATTTCTGCTCGTATCGTTGATGCGAAGGAAGCCAGGAAACTCCGCAAAGCAAACGCTGGATTCTGTGGTTACGACTGGATGGTGAAGGATATCCTTGCCTTCGGTGAAATCAAAAAACGATAGGAGGTGATTCAGCGTGGCTTGTAAAATTAAAACGCTCCTGCAGTGCAAACACTGCAGGCATGATCTTGAGGTCGCGACAGTGTGCGGTGATCGTCGTGTGCCGCTTCTCTGGTGTCCTGACTGCGATATTTTGTATCAATATTTCGGACCGGAGGAGGTGGTCGTTGATCGTTCAGCGAGCGTTGAATATGTGCGCGCTCTTGCGAATGAATTTCTGGTTGAAATGTCATAATTACCACCAAAAACCGGCCGAGATCTTTGTGCAAATTACGGTTATAAATAACTTGAATAGTACCGGCATCAGAGCTAATATACAGACAACCTAAAGGAAAGCAATAAATGAATCGGAGGTCTTGGTATGAAGCAGTTGAGAAATATAATTGACGTATGGAACATGATTGAAAAGTTTAACCTGCAGGGCTGGGTGGTAAAAGATAGCACCGTGATTCTTCTTCCGGTTGCTGAATACGAACGGCTTCTCGCAAGCGTTAAAAACAAGAATTATATTCGCGGCTTAGTGAGATAGGAGGTCTTAGCTATGTATGAACAATCTTTACTTTGTGGAATTATGAATGATTGGTATGGCAGCATGGAGGATCTGTTCCAGGATCTGAAGCATTACGGATTTGAAGTCCTGGAGTCCAACCGTGAAAGCATCACGGTATCCTGCGACGATGATGGCGATTATGTTCAGATCGAGCTGGCTCTTGGTGGAACCGAGCGGACGATCGTTGTTGAAGATTTCGAAGAAATTTATCGCGAGGAGGCTTAGGCCTCCGGTATTAAACCGCCGATGGCAGGTCCGAAGCCCTGCAGGAAGAAGCGCGACGGATACCGTGGATTGATGTTCGACAAGTTTCCCTGGTTTTTAATGTGAAAGCCTGAAGGTCTGGCAGCCCCGCTGGACGTCCTCGTAAACCTTGCACCCGGCCACCGGCCAGAAAGGCGTCGCCTATGATTGTATAAATTTTATCCTGGGTTTTCTGCAGCTTCCCCGCGCAGCTTAATCGAAGCGCTCCACGGTAATCCTTTCAGAAAGGAATGAATCAAAATGTTTAATAAAGAAAAATTGAAACAGGCCATGAATGATCATGGCGATACAAATAAGGCGCTTGCGGTCTTCCTGGGCATGACTGCATCCAATTTCTCTACGATTTGGAACGGGCGGCAGCCATTCCAGCGCAAGCACATAGTCCGGATCGCGGTCCGGTATCAACTCTCCCCGCAGGACGTGTGGGATATATTCTTCCTGGCCGATGCTGAGGCCATCAAAAAAGAAGCCAGAGAGGCTTGACCTCCCTGGCTTCTGTCTATGTTTCCGACATTGATGTCGGGATCATCTTATCTCATGAGTCTGTTGACTTCCTTCTGAACTGCATTGTAGTTGTAACCAGCCGCCTGCAGCTTCTTCTTTCTGGCATCTCCATTTCCCCACTTACCTGCGAGGACTTCCTTGGCCACGGCAGTCACGCTTTTCTTTGTGGAGCTTCCACCTTTGGCCAGGCGATTGACTTCCGCCTGCACTGCCGCATAGTTATATCCTGCTGCCTGGAGCTTCTTCTTGCGATCATCGCCGTTTCCCCACTTGCCTGCGAGGACTTCTTTTGCGATTTCTGTCGTGCTCTTTTTTGGAGTCGAGGCTCCGCTTGCGAGACGATTGACCTCTGCCTGCACTGCTGCGTAATCGTAACCGGCGGCAGTTAATCTGTTCTTTCGCTCATCGCCATTGCCCCATGCGCCTGCCAGCACTTCCTTGGCCACTGTGGTGACGTCTTTCTTTTCGGATCCGGAAGCCTGGGACTCTGCAGCGTATCTGAGGACGTTGGTCCATGGATAGTTGCGGTAGCTTCTGATCAGGAACTCTTTACCTGTCTGGTCGCCAGGTTTGCCGCCTGTTGCGGTTCCTTTTTCGTTGATGCTTGCCTCTACCTCTTTGCCGTTGCCGCAGTACATTGCGGTGTGGTGTGAAGTGTTCAGGAGAACGTCTCCACGGAGAAGCCCTGCGCCGGTCGAGCGGTTTACCTTGCTGGTAACGTCAACGAATCCGCATTTTTTGAATACCGCGAGCATGTTGCCGGTGTAGGTTGCGCCTTTGCTCTTGACCGGAATTCCTGCGTTCTCGCACGCCTGGATCACTGCTGCGGAGCAGTCAAAGTCTCCATGCTGTCCCCATCTGTATGTCTGGTCGTATCCGTGTGAGTCATCTCCGGCCCATGCTTCCATCTGTTGTACTGCTTTTTCTATCTTGCTCATTTCTGCTCCTTCCTTGTCGTATTCAGTGAGTTTGTACTGAGTGATCAGTTGGTAGTTGCTTTCGACGTATGTGCTCGATGTGGCATATCCGTCGTTTTTGATTGTCTGCAGGTATTCCTTCGGATCCGTGATTCCTCGCAGATTCTGGTACCTCTGCAGCTGGATAAATTCAAAGTATCCCTTGACGCCTTCCTCCATGCTGTCGTAAACCCTGAAGTTATCCTTGATGGTCGTCAGGGTTCCTGGCTGGTATTCCTCCTGGGTGGTGAGGTTGACGCTCTTGCCGGTCCACTTGGAGCCGCATTTCATTCCGAAGTAGTTATGATACTTGGATGCCAGCTTGCTCTCTCCCCATCCGGATTCTAGGATTGCCTGGGCGATGATTGGGCTATGCACGAGGATGCCGTATACGTAGGCGTACTTCTGTACGTTCTTTGCGATCTCCTCGATGAATCTCTGCTGTTTCTCTGTGATTGCCATCTTGCATACCTCCTAAATAAAAAAGGGCAGCCTGGTGGCCGCCCTGGGTGCTTTGTGCTTCTTATTCCTCTGAATCGTCGGATCCAATGTTTGCGGAGTCGGTGAGTCCTTCTCCGATGATGTATGCCACGACGGATGCTCCGGCCATGATGAGTGCCGTTACCTGTGTGGCTGTGTTCTCTGCGCCTCCTGTGGCTACGATCATCATTGATACGAATGATGCCACTGCTGTCCAGAGCTTTCTGCTTGTCAGTTTTCTTTTCCAGTCGATGTTTTTCATGATGTTTGTTCTCCTTCCTCGATGATATGTTTCAGTGCTTGCTCGTTCAGAAAGTTCTTTTGTTCGTGCTTGACCTTCTGAGCGTAGTCCAGGGCTGCGTGCATGTCTCCATTGCAGTGTGCATCCGGGATTCTCTGCACGGCTCTGGCTGTGGCCTCTCCGAGCGCTATGGCTGCGTTCACGCTATTGATGATGCAGAGCTCATTCTTCTCTCTGATCTGTTCGCGTTCGTCCAGCTGTTTCTGGCGCTCCTCGCGTTCCTCTTTTTCATTGTCCGCGCGCTTCTTGAGATTCTGCTCGATGAGCCAGAAACAGAAGCCTGTGAACGCGGACGGAATGCTGGCGGCCACGACGATTGTTGTCATGTCCATTGGTTCCTACCTCCCTCCTGCATTTAATTTGTTGCAGCTTCTGCATGGCTGCTGGCCTGCCGGAATAAAATAAGCCACGCACTCGCCGCAGGTACCGAAGTACCGGCAGCTTTCCGTGCATGGCTCGTATGTCCTTCTGCAGGTGTTATCTGGATTCCGGTGTAGACACTGGAACCTCTGGCTCTTTCTTTGAGGCGATGATCTCCTGCATTTCTTCATCTGTGATCCATCCTCTCTTGACTGCGTTCTTCAGCATTGCTTCGGACGCGCGTCCTTCCTGGTATAATCTTTTCAGTCTTTCATACATTTTACTCACCTCCAAGAATCGCGAGCGTGATGTCGTCGACGCTCTGGTTGATCGACTCGATCTGCGCCTGCTGCTTTGTGACGGTCTTTGTCAGGATTTCCAGCTCTGATGGCTGTTCTCCGGATGCTTCCGCCTCCTTGGCGTTCT